AAACCTCGCAAGGCACAGTTACACTTTACCAAGGGTCACTAATTAACACTGAGGGGCAGTTAATTTGCCCCTTATTTGTTATATTGGCGCGGCCGGGCGGGTCCCATCTGACAAGATCTAACCTACAAAAGTATCCAAACGAGAGATAAATATCATCGAGAATAAAAAAAATTCTCCCAGAAAATTTTCGCCGTAAAAGTTGAATGGCTAAATTGTTCGATGATGGTTTTATAGTTGGATCCCCATATACTGTAGAGACTTTAGATAGATTAGTAACTGATAATGATTTAAGTGCTGCTCTACTAATTCCCCGTGGGATGTACGAGATCAAACCGCTTCTGCCTGAACCGCCAGGTATTCTTGGTGATATACTGGATCTGGTAGGGAGTTTAGATGAGGACAAAAAATACATTTCGCCGTATGATGTATTCAATGTAACGTTAACAGCTGTCCCCACATTCTTTTCTGAGAAGATCTTAAATATGACCATCAAGGGACCATTTGCGTGTTTTTTAGAGGATCCCTTACCAGAGATTACAAATATTGCTGATACCACTCGTTCGTTTGGAGAGGCATTGCGAATTGGTGTAAGTCCATGGTGGGCACCGAATCCAAATCTAAGTAATCTAGGTCCTGGTCCATTTTTCGAACCATATATAAGTTCTCAGATATTCAGTCCAAATAAACCACCGATACCAGCGCCGTCTGTATCATGGGATCCTTCTGGTAGTGGTGGAGTAGGTTATAGATTTTATGATTTAAATCTAACTGGTTATTTTACCGAAAGGAACTGGACGGATCGGGAGTGGATATTAAAGCATCGTGACGTGTATGCGAGATATAATATTAATGGTAGATTTACGATGCCTGGTAATAAGGTCAAAATGCCATTATACCGAGAGAATATAAAAGATTTCCGTCCTAGTGGTATTACCCCTTTCACCTTTTTTTCGCAGAACATGATAACCGGTGGATGTATTGAAGAAATAATGTTACCGTATCTACGTTGTGCCGAACAAGTTATTCAATGGAAACCGAGTGAAATCAAGAAGATGAGATTTTATTTTCTTGTTGAGATAGATAGTGTTATATACTTACCATACTTTCCACCATTTCAACCTAATCCACCGCCTATATTATTAAAGACTCCTATTATATGTCATATGACTGTAGATTCAAATAATGATCTTTTAGGAGTATTAAAGTTATTATGTGCGAATGAATTAGTTGGTCATGGTAATTGTGATCCTCAAGTTTATGACGATTTAAATGAAGTACCTGATCGATCACAAGGTGGGGATGATTTAGAAAGTGAATGTTTCAGAATTGATGATGATTTTGATGCGGGAGTTGCAACACTCAACTCAACATTTAGTAGTGCTATTGGTGATGCTTTAGGTGATGAGAATTATGAGTATGATCCAGATGGTACGCCATTTGTTAGTGATGATCCAAGTTACGAACCAGAACCACTAGAAGAATGACACTTTTCGCAGCACTTCACTCACCCATTGATGTAACCACAGGTCATGGATGTTGGCCACCAGTTGGATATTTACCTCCTGGTCCAATAGCAGGTACTTCTGGTTCATCAAGTAATGTAATTATCAATGGATTGTTTACACATCGTGTAGGAGATTTAACGATACCTCATTTTTGTAATCCATTAGATATACACCCCGATGTAATTATTAATGGTGATCCCACGGTTTTAGTTAATCTTTCACCTATTGCGATACAAGGTGTATCAATATTAGCACCAGCGGGGTTAGTATCAGGTCAGGCAGCGACTACGGTACATGTTAAGAGTGGTGCTAGATCTGCGCCTACTAGGTTATAAATAATTTTTTTATGATCCAATCATGGAAGAACATAAGATCACTTATAAAACAAAAGACGGCACTTTGAAAGAGCAAAAATTTGATGATTTCAATGAATTTGCTGATGTTATTCAGGATGCTGCGATGAATTTTTATGAAACCGGTATGATGCCACCAATGGAGATTGAAACAAATTATGGAACGAAAAGAAGAGAAAATGTTTCAGGAAACGGTAAATCGGCTGAATTCCTTGGAGAGTAGGGTTAAGAACCTAGAAGAAAAGTTAAGTCAGTTTAAAATACTGTATAAGCGCCCAGGAGGCACCGATTACGAGACTTTGGCAGAGACACTTGATTATCTGCATAAAGCACTTGACAATCGCTCCTAGGCGTGTTAGGATGACAAAGTAATCAAGAGGTATTATGGCGAGAGCAAAAGTTGGATTGATGGGCGACAAGATGATCGAATCTGTTCCCAAGAAGACGCGACAGGGTATGGGAAAGCACACGAAGTATGCTGCCACCTCCCGTAATGGTAAGCGTAAGCGTTATCGTGGTCAAGGTAGATAAATACCTTTGAGATAGAAACCTCTCTAAAAGTTCTACACATGTAGTCCTTTAGAGGGGTTTTTTTATGGCTAATAGTCCCGTAGACAAAAGTGAAGAATTTATCAAGTCTGGTATGACATTAATTACTGATCCAGCATCAGACAAATATTTGAATAAGGCAAAGAAGAACGACCCACCATCAGATAGAATGTCTAGGCATTGTGGAGGCAAAGATGGGTTTGATGATTATGTCGAGAGGTGGCATAAATAAGTAAGAAGTCGTATACTATTCTTGTGCCCACATTTCAGACATTTAAAGATCTGAGTATGACATTCAAATCTCATCCGGTTACTGGTGATTTGATAACAAAAAAGGATACAGCAGCAATTAGACAAGCTGTTTCCAATTTGTTGTACACAGTAAGGGGTGAGAGATTTTTTGATAAAGAATTAGGTACAAGGTTAAATAAATTATTGTTCGAACCTCTTTCCAGTTCTACTGCTGGTTTAATTTCGGAAGAAATCAGAACAGTTTTAGGTAGATATGAACCTAGAATAGCAATTGATAAAATTGAAGTTACGGCAGATTTTGGAGCAAATGCATTTGATGTTCGTTTAGACTTCTATGTAATTGGTAGAGACGACGAACCTTTAAATTTAAACCTATTGTTAGAGAGACCATAAAGTGCCATATTCTCAGATTGCTAACTTAGACTACTTAGAAATTAAAGAAAGTCTCAAGACATATTTGAGATCTCAGTCGGAATTTACTGACTATGATTTTGAGGGATCCGCATTAAGCAATATTCTTGATGTACTGGCATATAACACTTATTATACAGCATTTAATACAAATTTAGTAGCAAATGAGTTTTTCATTGATTCTGCTACACTTAGAGATAATGTAGTTCGAATTGCTAAGCAGTTAGGTTATAGACCTAGATCAAAAGTTGCTCCAAAATCCGAAATTAATTTTACCGCAACTATTACATCAACTAATCCTCCACCAAGTTATACTCTACGAAAAGGCACAGGATTCTTAAGTAATTTTGATGATACCGTTTACAAATACGTTGTTGTTGATGATGTGACAGCACCTGTAACAAATGGTGTAGCAACTTTTGAGAATGTTGAGATTTCAGAAGGAACTTTAATAAGACAGTATTTTACTTTTAATACTACTACATCTAACCAATTTATTCTATCTAATGTTGGTATTGATAGTTCTAGCATTAGAGTTGTTGTGTATGAAAGTGAAAATTCTTCAGCAAAGTTTGAATTCAAGAGTACACAAAATATATTAGAAGTGGGTCCACAATCTCAAGTATATTTTATTGAAGAAATTGATGAGGAGAATTATCAAATTATATTTGGAGATGGTGTATTTGGTTCAGCATTAAGTAATGGAAACTACATTGAAGTTTCATATTTAATTACAGCAGGACCAGAATCTAATGGAGTTTCTTCATTTAGATTTAATGGCATATTGTCTGATGATAACAACAATACATATACCACCGATGTAGTTGTGACAAGTGCTTCAGCATCTGATGGTGGTGCTGACATTGAGAGTACGGATAGCATTAAATTTATCGCTCCAAAATATTTTGGTACACAAAACCGAGCAGTTACTGCCGAAGACTTTAAACCAATTGTAGCAAAAATTTATCCAAATATATCTGATATTATTGTATATGGTGGGGAAGATGAGGAACCACCCGAATATGGTGTAGTTAAACTTGCAATTAAACCAAAAAATGCCGCTAAGTTAACCTCAGCAACAAAGAGACGGATTGAATCTGAGTTAGAGGAGTATATGGTTGGATCAGTAACTCCAAAAATTATTGATCCATCTATTTTATATGTTGAAATTAATTCAACAGTATTTTATGATAGATTAGAGACAACTTTAACATCTAGAGATTTAACTACAGAAATAATAAATTCATTAGAGTCTTATGTTAAATTATCAGAAACTGAGAAATTTTCTGGTAAATTAAGGTACAGCAAAATAAATGGTGTTATTGATGCCGCAGATACTTCAATTCAGTCTAATGAGACTAGTTTTGTAATGAGGAAGGATATTCAACCATTACTTAATACAACTACATTTTACGAAATATGCTATCAAAATGAATTTGATAAAGAGTGTAATGGACCTACAGTTTCTTCCACCGGATTTGTAGTAAGTGAGTATCCAAGATTTACAGTCTATATCAAAGATGTCGATGGCGTAATGGTCCTATATAGGATAGGTAATTCTGGTGACGATATTGTATTAAAACCTAATGTCGGGACAGTTGATTATGTAGCGGGTGAAGTAAAATTATATGACCTTACGGTCATTCGTGGAACATTATCAAACAACATTATACAACTCAGAACTATACCATTAAAACGTGATGTATTTGCTTTTAGAGAGCAATATCTAGATGTTGATATTAACAACAGTAAAATTGTTGCACAAGCAGAATAAGTAGATGACGGTAAAGGTATCCAGTTTAATTGAAAGGCAGTTACCGGAGTTTATCTCCACTCATTATGCTGCCTTCTCAACATTTCTCGAAAAATACTACGAAAGTTTAGAGATACAGGGTCAACCTCTGGATATTTTATCTAATATCAGTTCTTACTACGATATTAATTTTTACACAAAAAATATTCTTAGTGAAGATACAACTTTAGCATCTTCATTATCATCTAGTGCAACAGAAATTGAATTAGTTGATGGATCTGCTTTCCCACAAGAATATGGATATGTAAAGATAAATGATGAAATTTGCTTTTATTCTAGTAGAAATGGCAATATTCTTGAAGGTGTTCTTAGAGGTGTAAGTGGAAACACTACTCTAGGTGATCTATACAATAACACAAACTATGTTGCTACTACAACCGCCCCTCATACTTCTGGTGCTGTAGTACAAAATATTAGCAATCTGTTTTTGTTTGCTATATTAAAAAGTTTTGAATCTCAGTATCTGGCATCAATTCCAACTAAGTATCTAAAAAAATCTGTAGATAAGAGAACGTTAATTAAAAACATTACAGATTTTTACAAAGCAAAAGGTTC